CTGTCTGGAATAACTGCTCTGAGGGTAACGATACGCCTTCGCATATCTTTACTACTTTGACGGTGTTCGGTGACATGCAGAACCTTTTCGAGGGTACTGGATATGCTCGTTTGGCCGCGGGTGAGACGGGCAAAGCTGACGCAGGTTCGCCTATCTTCCGTGGTGCCACGATTCAGTATGATCGTGATTGTCCGTCGCAGCACGCATATCTTATCAACAGCAAGTATCTCAAGTTGAAGATACAGCAGGGTAAGAACTTTGCGAAGACGGCTTTCAAAGAGCCGGTTAATCAGTTTGCGATGGTTGCTTACATCGTATTCGGTTGCCAGCTTGTTATCAATAACGCACGGCGTCATGGCGTCGCCACTGCGCTAACCTAATATCCTGCCTCCAAGCCAATGGAGGTTTACCCCTGCTCATAGGGAAAGGAAATTAAAATGTCGTATCTTAATCATAACTTCTCTAATAACCGTGTTGGTGGAGAAGGTATCGGAAGTAAAGCCGGTCAAGGTATTTACACCGAGTCTTCTACCGCTAAATATGCTATTGGAGAAAAGCTAGAGCTGGCTGATGGTCGTGTGTTTCGTTACGGGTATACCGCGGCAGCTGTTGCTGCTGGGTTGCTTGTTTCGCAGGATCTTTCGGCTACATCTCTTGTAGAAAGTGATGGCATTGTAATCGCTGCTGCAGGTGATTATAGTCCTGTCGCAGGTTCTTCGCAACTCCAGATTACGCTAGCTAGTGTAACTCTTAATCAGTATCAAGGTGGTTATTTGCAGATCACTGATGATGATGGTGAAGGTCACCAGTATCGCATTAAGTCTAATAGTGCTACTGGAGCCACTACTAGCGGTAAAGTAGATATTGTATTGTTTGATGATATTAAAGTTACAATAACTACCGATTCTGATATTGCTATTGTTGGTAATTTGTGGAATAATGTTGTAGGTGCTACTGCAGGTACTGATTATATGGTTGCAGGTGTTACTCCTATTGCGTTTACTGCTAATTACTACGGTTGGTTCCAGACGGCTGGTGTTGCTACGATCCTGGCAGACGGCACTATCGCCATCGGTCAGAATCTCACACTTTCTGACGGTGTTGCAGGCGCTGTACACACCAAGGATGCTGAGACTGAGCCACTGGTTGGTTATGCTGCATATGCTCCTGATAACACGGGACATGTCGGTGTAGTGATTCAAGGCTTGGTTGCGTAGTATTACTAAGGTGGGGGCATCGAGGCGGTGTCCTCACCTTATTTATAAGGAGCTTACATATGCCTAAAGTCGGTGGTAAGAAGTTCTCATATTCCAAGGCAGGTCAGAAAGCTGCCAAGTCCTACGCTAAGTCCACAGGAAAAACTGTTACTAAGCGTAAGCCTAAACGTAAATCCAAATGAATAAGACAACCCAACCCTCTAAGCCCACTACGGATAGTGCTGTCCAGAAAGACGCTCTTACAGCGGATGCACTAGTACAACTTATCCAGGGATCGTCTGATGAAACTAAGAGTCTTATGGCTAAAGCTCTTGGTGTATCGACAGTTACGAAGAAACGCCGTAAGGGTAATATTGATGCTCTCCAGAATATGCGTACGTTTGGAGAAGCCTATCACGGTGAGGATTTTGTGCCTGTAGCTCCAGAGGCAATCGCACTTAAAGGCGAGCGTGCTGTAGAGCTATGGCAGAAGAAATGGAAAGACGGTAATCAACTAAGTAGCACGGGTATTGAATACGATGACGATTTCGAGGCTTTGGCTCTAACAGCGAGTGAGTAAATATGACTCCGCAGACTATATTAGATATAGCATTACGGCGTGCAGGTTTGACGGTTACTAATCAAACGTATCGTGATAATGGTATAGATTATGCAAATATGACAATGGCAGAGTTACTAGCTATGCCTTGGGTATTTAGACATAAGCAAGGTACGTTTACAACGTCTTCTGGTACGTCTGAGTATGATCTAGCATCTGATGTAGCTCATACTAGACATTTTAAAGATACAACTAATGACAACCCGATTAAGATTGTAACTGAGAGTTATATAGATGAACTAGACATAGACAGGTCAGAAACTGGCGATCCTAGATTTTTGTTCTTCAGTGGTGTGAACGAATCCTCTGATGGCGAATCTCAGGTCACTTTGTATCCTCAACCAGACTCTACGGCTACTGTGACTTACGAATACGTAGCTAATGTGCCTGATATTACGACTACTAATCTTACTACTAATTATGACATCTACGCTCCTGTATGGTTTCAAGCTGCTGTGATTCATGGTATATCAGAATTATATCATTCTGAAAAAGGCGATCCAGATGGAGCAATCAAAGAAAACCAGTATAAACAAAGTTATGTACAAACAGGGTTAATGTACAATCGTAACTCTAGTTCAGACCGTAAATTCCGTATGGGACGTAGAGACTCTATGTCTGGCCAGTTTAACTTCGTAGTTCGTGAAGGATCATTACAGGTAGCTTCATAATGGCGATACAAGCGGACGGTATTCAATTTGGCCCGTGGCAGACAGTGAATTATTCTGTCCCTGCCATTGATCTGGAACCTAATGTGTTGTCTAGGATTGAAAATATGTACCTAGATAACGCTGGATCATTGAATACTCGGCGGGGAACAGCGAAGTACATATCTAGTGCTTTGTCTGGTTCCCCGTCTGTAGTGGCTACGGGCAAACAAAGATTTAGCGCGTCCTCGAGTGCGGTATTTGTTATTGCAGGAACTAAGCTCTATGAGGATGTAGATGGCACCTGGACAGACCGTACAGCCTCGATTACTATTACAGCACACATAGATAAGTATTGGGTTACTACTAATGCAGGTGGGACATTAATAGGAGTCAATGGTATAGGTAATGATGCACCTATTAAGTGGACTGCTGCTGGGGGTAATATAGCAGCCGCTGGTATGGGATCTAGTGGTGTTACTTCTGCGGATTCGACTATATTTTGGGATAATAGACTTTGGTATGTCAGCACCAACCAAGGTGAGCGATTAGCTCATTACTCTTCAACCACAGATATAACATCATTTGGGGCTAATGATTATTATATCACAGATGGTGTGGCACCCATTAAGAGCTTCCTAGGTCTCCATAATGAGGATGGCATTTGGGGTTTGTTTCCCACGGGTAATGCTGACATACCATATAGTATACAAAGACGTGCTGACCGAGGGACAATATCTAGGCGTAGCTTAGTTACCGATGAATTTGGCAATCAGTTATTTATGCGGCGTGATGGCATATACGAATGGGGAGGATCTGAACCGCCTCAAAAAGTATCGGGTAATTTTGATGGATCAGAGTTTTGGGATAATCTTAATAAAGACAGATTGAATTATAGTTTTGCGCATCTAGTGACTTCAGACGATCAAGTATGGTTCTGGGTGCCGTATGGTACTAATCAACAGTATATGAATGTCGCTATAGTATGGAATTACAAACTACGTCAATGGGTAGGTGTGTACACAGGAAACACTCGTATTTGTGGTGCGTATTTTGAAGACTTACCACATTTAGGAGGAAATGCTGATGGGTTGTTGTTTAAACATAACACAGGAACTAATGACTCTTCGTTGGCCTTTACAGTTAAAGCTACTACTGCTGCTACGCCTCCTGTGTCCGTGGCTACAAGAGTTAGATGGTTATATGCCAGACATGAGTTCAACGCTGCTGACGTAGCCTATGATACATCGGTGTATCAAACAGGTCCAGGGATTGTTACAAAAGGTGATACGTTTCAGGTTGGAGATCCTACGGATGCCTTGGTAACAGAATTTACTATAGGTTCTTCGAGTATTAGATCGGCAACTACAGCATTTGTAAATGATACTGATTTACATGGGTATAGTCCTGTGAGTCAGATAAGATATGAAAATAGCACACTAGATCAACCTATTACAGTACGTCGCTCGATGTTAATGTATAAACCCATCGGACCAGAAACTGTACGTAAGCTAGGAGTACACTAATGGCTACAGGAAGTTTTGGAGGACAGTTACAGAGTGCTATATCTAGCAGACTAACGGCAGATCCGTATGAGAAACGCCGCCAAGCTGCTATGGGAAGTTACCAGGATCAGGCAGAGAAATCTCGTAAGGATCTATCGGAGCGTTTGAATAGGCTCGGTGTATTACGTGGGGGTGGAGCTACGGCTTCGCAATTTGGGGAATTTGAGTCTGGTGTACTTAGAGGTCAGCAAGCCTTAGATGCTCAGTTTGAAGCTCAACGTGAAGCTGGTGTAGGGCAAGCTATACAACAAGGGCTTGGCTTATACGGCACGGATCAACAGTTTGGATTAGCAGGTAGGCAGCAGACTGAAGCTGAACGTATGGGGCAGTTCTCTAGAGATTTAGGTACTAGGGAGTTTTTGTCTCAGGATGCTCTAAGACGTGACCAACAGCGTGAATCTGAGAGGGCTGCACTAGCTCAAGAAGGTATGCAACGTGGAGCGTTAACTGGCATCTACGATGGGCAAAGGACTTTAGATCAGCAGCGTCAAGATTTAGCATATCGCACGGGATTAGCTCAGACATTTGGTACTGATCTTGGAGGCGATGATACAACAAGGCAAACTGAAGCTCGTAGCCAGCGTTTACAACAAGAAGCGTTTCAACGTGCAGGGCTTACAGGGCAACTTGGTGATGATAGAACTCTAGCGGCTCAACAGTTGTACGGAAGTCCAGAAGCTACGACTACGTTACAAGGTCAGGAGCTTGCACTTCGCCGAGGTGAGTTGTTAGGTAAGATAGACCAAGAACGAACCTTAGCGGCACAAGAAGCTCTTGGTACGGTTGACAATCAAGATACCTTAGCGCGTGATGCCCTACAGCAGCAAAAAGACGAAGCTGCTTTAAATCGTACTGCTGCAGAAGATCAAGCAGGTTTAGACAGAGATTTAGCGCGTGCTGAGTTACGTGGGTTTGAAGAAATTGACGGGCGTAGAGTACAGACCTTAGCAGCACGTGAAGCTGGAGCTCAAAGACGACTAACAGAATCCCAGGCTAAGTTAGATCGTGACGCTCGTACTACAGAGGCCGGTTTACAAAGAGATCTAGCACG